CATTTACTAAGATTCTAAAGGAGTGGGGCTAATGGCAACAGGTACTAGAGCATTAACGCTCAAGCTGCTCGCCGATGTCGATAACTTTACAAAGAATCTCGATAAGGCGGATAAAGATGTTGCTACCTTTGGCGATAAGGTTTCGGACTTTGGGAAAAAGGCTGGCTTGGCTTTTGCAGCCGCCGGTGCAGCCGCAGTCGCTTACGCGGGCAAGTTGGCCATCGATGGAGTCAAGTCTGCAATCGCAGACGCAGCAGCCCAAGAAAAATTAGCACTTACTCTTAAGAATGTTACCGGCGCTACTGATGCTCAAATAGCAGCCACAGAAGATTACATAACCAAAACATCCTTAGCCTTTGGCGTAACTGATAATGACCTTAGACCATCGCTAGAACGCCTTTCCCGAGCTACTGGAGACCTCGAGAAAGCCCAGAAACTACAGACTGTAGCAATCGACGTTGCCGCAGGATCGGGTAAATCACTCGAAGCAGTGACTAACGCAATGGCAAAGGCAGCCGAGGGTAATACAGCTGCACTTGGCAAGTTAGGCATCGGGCTTACATCCGCTCAACTTAAGACTATGAGCATGGATGATATAACTGCCAAACTGGCAGATACTTTTGAGAATCAAGCGTCCACTAAGGCTGACACATTTCAAGGCAAACTAACCAGACTTCAAATTGCTTTTGATGAGGGCAAAGAAACTGTAGGGGCTTACATACTTACAGCAATTACCCCAATGGTGGAACTCATAGTCAATAGGGTAATTCCGGCCATTCAGGATTTTACGGCCAATCTGGGCGATAAACTTGCCCCAGTCATAAAATTAATTCAGCCTGTAATTAATGGTTTACAATCAGCATTTAATTCAGTTCGAGATTCTTTGGCCGAAAATAATGATGAACTCCGACCTTTCTTCAGCCTATTACGGAATATTTCAGATTTTATCGTTACTTATGTCGGGCCAGCGATTAGTGAAACTCTTGGGCTAGCCTTTAAGGCTCTTGGAAAATTTATTGCTCAGGCTATTGATAATTTTGCTACTTTCGTACAACAGATAACCAAGATTTACAACACCATTACCGGAATCATCGATGCTATTCGTGGTGCGGGTTCAGCTGTAGGAAACTTCTTCTCCGGCGCTTCCTTTAGTTCCGCAGCCCCTTCTGGCCCATCTTTTCAAGCTTCGCCATTTATTCCTACTCCAACACCTTTCCCTTCTGGGATTTATCAGAACGTAGGCATGGGTACTACAAACATTACAGTCAACGGGGCAATCGACAGCGAGTCAACGGCTCGCCAGATCGTAGGACTTCTTAATGATTCAGCAGCCCGAGGAACTTTGGGCGGTTCGGCGCTCTATATAGCATGACAGTCTGGACTCCCACTTACAAGGTTCTAATAAATAACCTTGAAATCACCGATGTAACTGTTGCAAATTTAACCATTACTTCGGGCCGTACCGATATTTACGAACAGCCTGTAGCTGGATATTGCCAATTACAACTTCTCAATTTCAATAATTCAAGCTACAACTTTACAGTAGGTACCTCAATCACAGTCGAGGTGACTAACTCATCCGGCACTTATGTGCCTATCTTCGGCGGCAGAATTTCGGACTTTACAATTTCAGTCAATCAAACGGGAAGTCTTGGATATACAACAACAGCCACAATCACGGCTCTTGGTGCTTTATCTAAACTTCCAAAAATTATCGATAATGCTGTTCTCTCATCCGACGAAGACGGCGACCAGATTTACACCCTTCTTTCTGGGTATCTACTAGGATCGTGGAATGATGTACCAGCGGCGGAGACTTGGGCCGCTTACAATCCCACAGAGATTTGGGCCAACGCAGTCAATATCGGCCTTGGAGAAATAGACCGGCCGGGCGATTACCAGTTAATTGCCCGATCATCTTCTCCAATCGACCTTTATTCAATTTGCGCAGATATTGCTAATTCTGCTTTTGGTTATTTATATGAAGATGCTAACGGCAATATCGGCTATGCAGATTCAACACATAGACAGGATTATTTGACGGCTAATGGCTACACAACACTTGATGCTAATCACGCTAATGGCATCGGGCTAGCTTCAACCACTCGAGCCGGAGATCTTAGAAACTTTTTTGAATTGACTTATGGCACCAGCGGTAATCAAAAATATACGGCTCAAGATGCAGATAGCCAAGCCACCTATGGCGTTTATGGCGAGGTTCTAACATCAAGAATCAGGCACACGGCCGATGCCACCTATCTGGCTGAAAGATATATTGATTTAAGAGGTAATCCTTATCCTAAATTTCAAGCAATTACTTTCGTTTTAGGCAATCCAGAAATCGACGATGCGGATAGAGATGCTTTAATTAATATCTTTATGGGCCAGCCGGTCTGGATTCAAAATCTCCCGGGCAACATAACCGGCGGCTCCTTTCAGGGCTATATTGAAGGATGGACATTCCGGGCTAGCCTAAATAATCTGAGCGTGACATTTAACGCCACGCCAATAAACTTCTCCCAAATTGCTGTAAAATGGGCAGGAGTAAATGCAGCTGAGACTTGGAACACCCTAAGTCCGACACTTACATGGATCAACGCGATAGGAGTCGTAGCCTAATGGCAACAACCACAACCAACTTTGGCTGGGATATTCCTCAGTCAACCGACCTTGTAAAGGATGGCGCTACTGCCATTGCAGCGCTGGGTCAAGATATAGATACAGCTTTAGTCGATCTTAAAGGCGGCACTACCGGACAAGTCTTAGCCAAGGCAACAAATACAGACCTTGACTTTAGCTGGGTAACTCAGGATGACGCAAATGCGATTCAAAACTCTATCGTTGACGCTAAAGGTGATTTAATCTCTGCAACCGCAAATGACACACCAGCGCGTCTGGCGGTAGGGACAAACGGGCAAGTACTTTTAGCCGATTCAACACAATCCACGGGGCTAAGATGGGGAACACCTGCAAGCGGTGGAATGACTCTTATTAATACAGGCGGTACGGCTCTCAGCGGAAGCACTACTACAGTTAGCAGTATCCCGGGCACTTACAAAGAGTTGCAAATTTATATTACAGATTTCTATGCAAGCACTGGTTTTTTACCAAAGTTTTATCTTAATGGAGATACAACGGGCTCCAACTACACGTATATCGGAGCGCGCATTTTTGCCGGTGCTTCCGTTGGTCTTGTCGGTGCTTATGATAATGACATCATTTATGTTGGCATGCCCGGGTCTGACCAAAACAATAACCTTTGCATCACTATTCCAAATTATGCAGACACAACGTCAAACAAGATTTATACCGCTTTTTCAGGTGTAAAAGATGGTTCTGCAAATGCGGCAACATTTACAACAAACAGATGGAGTAATGCGGCTGCAATTACTTCAATCGGATTCAATACACCTTCAGGCTCATGGTCTGGTGGAACTATTTACGTTTATGGAGTGAACTAATGACTAAGCCAATGATTCGTATTCATGACCTTGAGACTAATGAAGTTATTGATCGTGAAATGACAGCAGCTGAATTTAAGGCTTATGAAGCCCAATTAGCTGTTACTGAAGCCAAGGCCACTGAAGCAGCTGAGAAAGAAGCGACTAAGGCCGCTCTACTCGAGCGTTTAGGCATTACAGCCGATGAGGCAAAACTTCTACTTTCATGACCCCAAAGTTATGCAAAGCCGGTCAACAGCTGCGCGAGCAGTTCGATGATTGTTTTCCAGACCGCGATAGAACCTCAGACGGGTGGATCGCAGATGCTCGCCATGTCGCAGGTGGTAAATCTGACCATATTCCAAGCGCTGATAGCGGCATCGTTAGGGCAATCGATATTGACCGAGATGTCTCTGGTAAAGCCAAGCCCGACCTCATGCCAAATATTGCTGACCAGATTCGACTCTGCGCCAAGGCCGGAGATAAACGCATCGCGTACATCATCTTCAACGGCCGCATTGCATCGTCTCGCATGGGCTGGCGCTGGAGAAAGTATTCTGGAAGCAACCCGCATAACCATCATTGCCACATTTCTTTCCATCCAAAGGGCGATCACGATAGTTCGTTCTTTTCTATCCCTATGTTAGGCGGAACAGCATGAACCTCAAGCACCCAGCAATCGTCTCAATCGGAGCGTTTCTCGCAGTATGGGGAACTACATCCAACTTTGACCTTAACTATCGTTCAATATTGGGCGCAGTTGTAGCGGGCGTATTCGGATACGCAACGCCTAGGAAATGAGCGCACAGGACTTTGCGGCGATTGCCGTCGCTATAATCACAGTACTTGGCGGCGTTGCAGCTTATGTCCAGTTTATGATTAAGCATTACTTGTCAGAGTTACGGCCTAACGGCGGCTCATCAATAAAGGATCAGGTTAATCGACTGGAAACGCGTGTCGATACAATCATCGACCTACTAGGTAAGTAACACTTTATCTATGGCAAGGAAACGACCAGTCATAGACTTAGATACTTACAGCGCTTTAGATGCTTATTGCATAGCGATGAACGAGTATTACAAGTCATTACGCAGAGCAGGATTCACCGAGACTCACGCCTTTTGGCTTTTGTCGGATCGTGAAACTTTTCCTGACTGGATTATCCCGGGCCTACCCAATCGAATCGACAACATTCCCTATGAGGATGACGAGGATTAAATGAAACGCACTGTAGTCCTGCCCGACTTGCAATGCCCGTATGAAGATTCACATTTAGTCAATAACTTAGCCTTATTCATTAAGGCATATCGCCCGGATGCAGTTTTAACTATCGGCGATGAAATAGACCTTCCACAAATCAGTCGTTGGGAAGAATCCAAGCCCGGCTGGTACGAGCAGACTTTGGCAGCTGATAGAGACCACACAGTCGAGGTATTGTGGAAACTGACCGAGCATGTCAAGGAAGCCCACATGATTCGCAGTAATCACACAGACCGACTTTACAAAGTAATCATGAATAAGATTCCGGCTTTCCTTAGCCTGCCTGAACTTAGATTCGAGAAGTTTCTCAAGCTTGATGAACTGGGTATTAAATTCTGGAAAGAGCCTATGCCTATCGCAAAGGGCTGGATAGCCATTCATGGCGATTTAGGATCGCTAAACCCGAATCCCGGGATGAGCGCGTTAAATCAAGCCCGCAAGCACGGGGTCAACGTAATTATGGGGCATACGCACAGAGCGGGCAGAAGTGCCCATTCAGAGGCTTCTAACGGGGTTTTAAGACGCGTTCTGCATGGAGTGGAAGTAGGACACGCCATGAACCTAAAACAGGCTAAATACGTCTCCACGCCTAACTGGCAGCAGGCTTTCGCTATTGTCAAAGAGCATGGGAAGAATGTCCAAGTTGACCTAATTTACGTCGAGAAGGATGGCACGTTTATTGTCGATGGGAAGGTTTATGGAAGGGTTCGCTAGACCGGATTTCGGGGATGAGAACCCGGATGAATTCGTTATCGTTTCGTTATCAAAATCCGGCGGCTGTTTAATTTACCAGCTGTAAGGTTCTCTTAAGAAGCCAGAAACGCTGGCTAAAGGGAGATAAATGAATCATATAAATCATGACCATATCGTCATATTTTCAATGCTGCTTGGGAGTTTACCGGGCTTTGTATTTGGATATATCAAGGGACATGAGAACGGGCTAAAACAAGCTCGCAACTCTTATCGTCGCTTGACACGTCAAATGCAACAGTCGGTAAATCGATGAAGGCCGGTGATTTCCTTACAGAAGCCAAGGCCACAATCCAAGATCGTGGATTTGACTATGGACACCCAACAGACAATA